TTCATTACGATTTAGAATATGAAAATATGCTGATGGCAGCGATGAGAGGTCGTGCAGGACAAGTTGTCGGGCATGGTTTTTCTGGTAAGAAGTCACAGATGGGAGTTAGAACAACCGCACAAGTTAAAAAACTTGGTTGCTCTAATCTGAAAACTCTAATTGAAGATTTCAAACTTCTTACTCTTGATTATGAAATCATTTCAGAATTAACTACGTTTGCTCAACGTCATAATTCTTTTGAGGCAGAAGAAGGATGTAATGATGACCTTGCAATGTGTTTGGTTATTTTTGCTTGGTTGGTTGCACAGGAATATTTCAAAGAAATGACGGATAATGATATCCGTAAGAGAATTTACGAAGAGCAAAAAAATCAGATCGAACAGGATATGGCACCATTTGGATTTCTGGATGATGGTGTCAATGATATGACATCATTTACAGATAAAGACGGTGATCGTTGGCATACTGATGAATATGGTGATCGTGCATATATGTGGGAGTATTATTGATGGATTTAGATGACCAACTAAAACTAGGTCATCTGCTCCTATATGAACGGGAGTGTAAGAAATGTGGTGTAACTAAAAATCTTGTTGATGGATTTTACAGAACCAGAAAAGATAGAGGACCCGTTGCATCTTCATATTCTTATGAGTGTAAAGAGTGTACAAAGAGTAGAGTAAAAAAGAGCAGTAATCATTGGGAATATCCCGATTGGTAGATTTCACGTCTTAATTCCCCACTGAAAAGCACCTTTTTAATAAATAATTTCAGAAATATTCTGGACCAAGGAGACCGAAAAGATGCCTCTAAACTTAGCATCTCCTGGAATTGTCGTAAGAGAAGTTGACTTAACTATTGGAAGAGTCGATCCAGTTTCTGGTTCGATTGGGGCACTGGTTGCTCCTTTCGCAAAGGGACCTGTAGATCTTCCTCAGTTTATTGAAAATGAGGATGATCTCTTAAACACTTTCGGACGACCATACTCAACAGACAAGCACTATGAGAGCTGGATGGTTGCATCATCCTATCTCGCATACGGAGGAACTCTTAGAGTTTCTAGAGCAGATGATTTTAATATCGTCAATGGAGAGGGACTCAAGAACGCTTTTGTTGGTACAGCATCAAGCGTAAGAATCAAGAGCACCGAACATTACGAAGAACTTCAGTATGACGAAAACGCAATCACTGGCGTAACTGTCGCTGCAAGAAACCCAGGAACTTGGGCAAACGGAATTAGAATTGGAATTATTGATTCTAAGGCAGATCAAATTCTGACTGGTATTTCCACTGCTAACATTCTTGTTGGTTATGGTTTCACCCAAGCAGTTCCTGCAAATACTACAGTTCCAGCAGCTACTGGTGGAACAAGATCACTCGACGGATACTTCCAAGGTGTTATCACAGAGGTTGGTGAAGGTCAAATCTCTACAAAACTTGTTGCTCACGTTTCTGCTGCAGGAACTGTAACTAATGCAGATTATACACAAAACAGTGTATATGCTCTGACTAACACTGGAAGCATTGGTATTCATACCACTGATACTGGTGTTATCGACGCACCATTCCAAGTCTCTTCTTATACCACCGAAAAAGATTGGTTTGAGAATCAGTACATTGAACTGAGTTCAACCGATTTCAATGGTAATCCAGTTAAACTTGAGTGGGATCAGTTATCAAACCGTCCTGGAACTTCTGAGTTTGCTGCAAACAGAAACTCTAGATTTGATGAAGTTCATGTTGTTGTCATTGACGACAAAGGACTGATCACTGGAAATGCGGGTTCTATCCTTGAAAAGCACCTGAATCTTTCCAAAGCAAAAGATGCTGAGTACTCTGTAGGTTCTCCTTCTTACTGGAGAAAGTATCTTTACACCAACTCTCGTTATATTTTCGGTGGTAGCGCACCTGCAGGAACAACTGCAACTGCATTCTCCGATAACGGTAGAGAACAATCAGAACTCGATGCAGATACTGGTTGGGATCAAAATGCAGACGGTGTAAACTTTGGTGGTTGCGGTTCACTTTCACTTGCAATGGCAGGTGGTAGAAACTATGGTGGTTCAACAGACTTAACCAGTGCAGGTTCTCTTGCTTCTGGTGCTGACGATATCATCTCAGGTCTCACCAAGTTTGAAAACACTGAGGAGTATGAAGTAGACTTCATTCTGATGGGTTCTGCTAAGTACGATAAAGAAACCTCTCAGGGAATTGCACAGAAGTGTATTGCAGTTGCTGAAGAAAGAAAGGATGCAGTTGCATTCATTTCACCATACAGAGGGGCATTCCTTAGTGACAACCAAGTTGGAACAGTAACTGTCAATGATGTTGACACAATTACTAATAACATTCTTGGTTTCTATGCACCACTGAGTTCTACAACTTACGGTGTATTCGATAGCGGTTACAAGTATATGTACGACCGCTTCAACGATACTTTCCGTTATGTTCCTCTGAATGGAGATATCGCTGGTACTTGTGCCAGAACAGATCTTCAACAGTTCCCTTGGTTCTCACCTGCTGGAACTTCGAGAGGTGCGATTCTCAACGCTGTCAAACTGGCATACAACCCAGGAAGAAAGCAAAGAGACGCTCTGTATTCCAACAGAGTCAACCCAGTAATCTTCTCCCCAGGCGCAGGTATCATCCTGTTTGGTGATAAGACTGGATTTGGTAAGTCCTCCGCGTTCGATAGAATCAACGTTCGCCGCCTGTTCATCTTCCTGGAAGATGCAATTTCCGCTGCTGCTAAGGACTTCCTCTTTGAGTTCAACGATGAGATCACAAGAACCAACTTCGTGAACATTGTTGAACCATTCCTCCGCGACGTTCAGTCCAAGAGAGGTATTCAAGATTATGTTGTTATTTGTGATGAAACAAACAACACTGCTGCGATTATCGATAGCAATGAGTTTGTAGCGGACATCTTCATCAAACCAGCAAGATCGATCAACTTCATCGGTCTTACCTTCATCGCCACCAGAACTGGTGTCGCTTTTGAAGAAGTAATCGGCTCCGTTTAATTCAATTAGAGGTTAACTCAAATGCCATCTAGAAATCAAATTAATCCACCCCCACTAAGAAAGATTACCGACTTCAAGAGTAAGTTAACGGGTGGTGGCGCACGCGCCAACCTCTTTGAAGTCGTTCTTCAGTTCCCAGATACATCACAACCAGATTCGGTTGTTCTTGAGAAGTCAAGATTCCTGGTCAAGGGCGCAAACTTACCTGCGTCCAATATTGCCCAGATCGAAGTACCTTTCAGAGGTCGTGTTCTGAAAATCGCAGGTGATAGAACCTTCGATTCTTGGACTGTCACCGTTCTGAATGATACTGACTTCTCCATCCGCTCTGCATTTGAGCGTTGGATGAACACGATTAACAGAGTATCTGATAACACTGGTCTGGTCAATCCAGCAGATTATCAAGCAGATGCTTATGTTTATCAGTTGGATCGTGACGGTTCTACCCTGAGATCATATCGTTTCTACGATGTGTTCCCAACTCAGGTATCACCAATCGAACTTTCTTATGATGCCCAGGGTATTCAAGAATTCACTGTTGAACTTCAAGTTCAGTGGTGGGAAGCAACCAAGGGCACTGGTGCAAATGCTGGTGGTGAAGACATCAACTAAATAGAAGAAGGTAATAGGCACTTTAAGTTATTATGGCCAAGCTCTTTGGTTTTTCAATTGACGACAAGCAAAATAAGTCACCTTCAGTTATTTCCCCCGTTCCTGAAACTAATCAGGACGGGGTTGATAACTATATTAGTAGTGGATTTTATGGTCAATATGTTGACATTGAAGGTGTCTATAAAACAGAGCATGATCTTATAAGAAGATATAGAGAAATGTCACTCCATCCTGAAGCGGATGGTGCTATTGAAGACGTGGTTAACGAAGCAATCGTTAGCGATCTTTATGATTCTCCTGTAGAGATTGAACTTTCTAATCTGAATGCAAGCGACAAACTCAAAAGGACAATCAGAGCAGAGTTCAAGTATCTCAAAGAAATTTTAGATTTCGATAGAAAGTCACACGAAATCTTCAGAAACTGGTATGTAGACGGAAGAGTATATTACTTAAAAGTTATTGATCAAAAAGCACCTCAAGAAGGTATCAAAGAACTTAGATATATTGATCCACTTAAGATCAAGTATATTCGCCAAGAAAAGAAAAAAGGAAATCAGTTTGATAATGGATTTGCTAGAGTTGGCAATAGAGTAAATCTAAATGGCAAATCTCAGGAAGAGTTTGCTAACGGACCAGAGTTTGAAGAGTTCTTCCAGTATACTCCATCACCAAACTATCCAACTGGATCTTTAAATGGTAGAGGAAAGTCTGTCAAGATTGCAAAAGATTCTGTAACTTATTGTACTTCTGGTCTGGTAGATAGAAATAAGAATACTGTCCTTTCATATCTTCACAAAGCAATCAAAGCACTCAATCAACTTAGAATGATTGAGGATTCGCTCGTTATCTACAGATTATCCAGAGCACCCGAACGTCGCATTTTCTATATTGATGTTGGCAATCTTCCAAAAGTAAAAGCAGAGCAATACCTCA